ATGCTTATGGCAGATCCATGGTTATTATTAACTCCATTAGGTTTTGGTAGACTAGGCAGAGGTGTTGTTAATTCTATTAAACTTAAAAGCAGAGCAAAGTTTAAATACAAAACAACAGTTGCTAAAAAATTTCCTGGACAGTTAGCTATTGCTAAACAAGATGTTAAAGTTGGAGCTGCAGCCACTCTACTTACTCCATTAGTTTTTTCATCTACATGGCAATTAGGAGAAGACGCTACTATAGATCCTAAAAGAACTACAATAGAAACTACTATAGGAGCTTCAGCAGGAGCTGTACTCTCTATTGGTTTCCAAGGTACTGGAGCATTAATTTCTAAATTTTCTGGAATAGCTAAATCTCAGATAGCAGCTTCACAACTTAAAGTTCCTAATAACCCTAAATATAAAAACGCTCCTGAAAAATTAGCTGAAACAAATCAACAAGGTTATTATAATTATATTAATGATGTATTAGATAATGTACAAGATTCTACTAAAGAATTTTCACCTCAAAGATTTCAAGGTATTAAAGCAGAATTAACTTCAGCATTAAGAACAGTATATGAAACTGGCAAAGATTTATCTTGGAATACTGCTCTTAAAAGAGCTGGTACATTTGCTGCTATAGGTGGTACTGCACAATTTCTTACAGCAGATGATGAAAAATTAGTAGCTACAGCTAAAGGTGCAGCTATTGGTGCTGGTATATATGGTGGTTGGAGATTATTTAGTAAAGCATTTAGAAATGCTAGACCTGAATTTGATGAAGCAGCATTACAAGTTGAAGGTGGTTTAGAAGCAATGAAAGTTGCACAAGTTAAACTTAATTCAGCTGGTTATGAATTAGCTAATACTATTAAAAGATTAGTACCAGATGCTATTGATTCAAGAAGAAAGATATTTTATTTTATTACTGGAGCTAAAGTAGATCCTAATACAGGATTACCTCCTCCAAGATATAATCCAAAATTTAAACCTTTAACATCTAATCAATTAACTGCTGCTGAATTAGATGCAGCTATTGCAATTGAAAAATCATTTAATAGATTTTCAGAAATTTTTGGTAGAGGAGATGACAAGTTATTTAGTCATATTAGAACTAATTACCTTCCATTAATATGGGCACAATATAATCCTGCAAAACAACCTTTTCAATTTATTAGTAGATTTGATGAACAAATTACTGGCCCATCAGGTAAATTTGCTTTTGGTAAACGAGGTGTCTTTGGAGATATAGACAAAGGATTACAAAAGAACTATAGCATTAAACCTGGCTATGATGATCCAGTAGAACTTATTAAAATTTATGCTCATGCTGCTGGTAAAGCATTAGCAACTAGAGCTTTAATTACTAATTTAGAAAGAACTAAAGTTAATAATAGAGCTTTATTAACAAGACTCAGATTTGATGATGATCCTAACTATGTTAGATTTAAACATCCTTATTTTAAAGATGCTAAATTAGGAGATCCTTGGATACATCAAGGAATGGAAAAATCATTAAGAATGGTATTCGATGCTACAGATGAGCATCAATTAACTTCAGCTATCTTTACTACTAATTTAATGATGAAAAGATTAGCTGTTGGTTTTTCATTCTTCCACGCAGGAGCTTTGGTTGAAAGTATGTTCTTTGCTGGTAATAAATTAAAGTTTACTGGTAAAGTATTAAACCCTAGATCAGGTAAAGAATTACAAAGTTTTATAGATAATCCTGCTAAGTATAGAGCTGAGTTTCCTCATGCAGCAGAAGCATTAGAACAAATAGGATATAAAGATTTATTACAATTTGCTAAAGGCACAGGTCTTCAAATTAGTACACCTGAAGATGTTGGCTTTGATAGATTTTATTACAATTTATCAGCTGGTAAACAATTAACTATAGACAAATTTTTTAAAAGACATTTTGGTGTTTCACCTACTGAGAAAGTAGAAAAAGTATTTAGATGGTTTGATAAAGTAACTTGGGATAGAGTATTTACTCAAGCTAAATTACATACATATCTTACACAATTAAACAAAACTCTTGATCCAAAAGTAGATAAAACATTATCTCAAGTTTATGCTAAAGCTAGAAGAGCATCACAATTTGCTAACGATGCTTTTGGTGGACAAGATTGGGCTAGGGTTGCTAATAGTATACAAGCTCCTTGGTTAAAGAATTTAACGCAAACAACATTTGCTCCAGGCTCTAGAGGTTATATGCAATTGCTTATGTTTGCTCCTGATTGGACAATATCTAACATCAGGATTATAGCTAAGTCATTACCAGGATTTGAGTCTGACGAAGCTGCAAGAAGATTATATCAATATTATTTTTTAAGAGCTGCTGTTACTTATGCAGCTGCAGGAACTGCATTAAACTATGCGTTTAGTGGTAAGTCTTTATTAGAGAATACAGATCCAACTAGAATTGATTTAGGTAATGGTGAAGTACTTACATTCTCTAAACAATTAATGGAACCTTTCCATTGGATAACAGCTCCTCAATCAACTGCTCTTAAAAAGATAGGCTCTCTACCTAGAACAACAATAGAAGTATTAACTAATAAGAAATACTTAACTACTAAGTGGAGTCCTAACATTACTAAGAAAGATGATGAAGCTATTGAAAAAGGCTTAAAAATAGGTGGTCAAATCGGTAAACGATTCTTACCAATTTGGTTGCAACAAGCATCACAAAATATATCTGAAGGTTTACAAAGAGACGGCTTAAGTGCTGATCTTGCTTGGGATACAGCAGTAGACTTTACACTAGGACAACTTGGTCATCCTAGATATCAAGGGCCAAGATATACGCAATACAAAACGAAAGGGTTAGTAAGGTCTCCTTACGAAACATTATTTTAATGAGTAGACACACAGAAAATAAAGAAGAAATCTTAAAGATTTATGGAGAGATTGCTGTAATTAAAACATTACTTAACAATCATATTACACATTTATCTGATAAGATTAACACAATACACAAAATAATTTGGGCAGTAAGTTTTATGGCATTGGGTAATCTAATGTGGGTAGTTAAATCCTTATTAGTCCAATAATGAAATTTATACTTGTAATGCAAATATGTTCCTTTGCTTTAGGAACCTGCGATGTAGCTATGGAAAGAGCAATGCCTTTTAATAGTTATCATGAATGTTCTATGTCAGGACATTTAAATAGCATTAAAGTAATGCAAGAATTAGGCCCAGAATTTACCAATGCTAATAAGACTATTGTTAGGCATTGGTGTGCAAAAAGAGACGAAATTTAGTTGTACATATAGTATTTTACAAGTACAACGAAAAATTGTATAAGCAATTATATGCTTCGAAAATCAATACTTGTTATAGCAGATCAACACGCACCCTATCACCATCCAGATACACTTGACTTTCTGGATGCAATTAAGAGAAAATATAAACCTGATTGCATAGTGAATATAGGTGACGAGCTTGACTGGCATAGCATTTCATTCCACGACAAGCATCCAGGCTTATATGGAGCCAGTCATGAATTGACTGTTGCAAGACAATTTTTTACGAAACTTCATAAGATGTTTCCTAAAATGTATTTGCTAGACTCTAACCATGGTAGTTTAGTTTTTAGAAAAGCTACTCGACATGGACTCCCACACGAAGTCTTTAAGACTTATAACGAAATGTTAGGTGTTGGGCCAGGTTGGACTTGGCATGAAGATTTGATTTTGAAGGCATCTAATGGTCAACAAATATACTTCTGTCATGGTAAATACAAAGATGTGCTAAAGGTAGCACAACAATATGGTATGTGTACTGTACAAGGACACTATCATACTGTTTTCAAAATAGATTACTGGAGTAATCCAAATGAATTACTATGGGGAATGCAAACTGGATGTCTAATAGACATGAAAAGTTTAGCTTTTGAATATAATAAATTACAAAAGTCTAGACCAGTTATAGGATCCTCAGTAATTGTAGATGGAATACCCAAGTTAATCCCAATGGTATTAAAAAACAATGGCAGATGGAACAGAAAAATTACCTAGAGGAATTAGAAATCACAATCCAGGCAATATCAAATTAGGTACTGCATGGGACGGTCTCGCTGATGAACAATCAGACGAGGTTTTTTGTGTTTTTAAAGAACCTGTTTGGGGTATTCGAGCTTTAATGCGAATACTCTTAGTCTATCGTTTTTCTCATAAGAAATATACTATAGAGGATATCATCGCAAGATGGGCACCTCCAAGTGAAAACGATACTGACGCTTATATAAAGTTTGTTTGTGAAAGAATGAACTTTAACCCAATGGATCAACTAGATAATAGTATAGAACACTATTTACCTCTAGTTAAATCCATTATTAAAATGGAGAATGGTAAACAACCATACTCTGATGAAATTTTAGTAGAAGGAATGTATAAGGCATGGGATGGATTTCCGACAAATTCTTCAGCATCATAGAGTCAATAAGTTCAAAACTTAATGTTTGGGCGTGGCACAAAAGATGGGGCAAAAGACACTACCTCCGATATCAAGGAGGGAGTACAAGAAAGGTATATACCTTCAAGAAATCCAGTGGCGAAAGCATTACAAGTAAAAAGAAATAAAACACATTTACCTAAAAAAGGTAAAGGAAGTTATAGGAGAATAAAATGGCGTGGTTTGGATTAGCAAGAATTGCTTTACAAGCAGGAGCTAAAATATATTCGAATAGACAAAAAACTAAAATGGCTATGTCTGATGCACAGTTAATGCATGCAGAAAAAATGGCTAAAGGTGAAGAGGCTTACCAAGGTAAGCTATTGGAAGCTAGACAAAACGACTACAAAGATGAAGTAGTTCTTTTAATATTAACGCTTCCGATAATTGTGCTTGCTTACGGGGTCTGGTCAGACGATCCAGCAGCGATGGATAAGATCAAAGTATTCTTTGAGCATTTTCAAGCTCTTCCGAGCTGGTTCACAAATTTATGGATTTTAGTCTGTGCGAGTATTTTTGGTATTAAAGGAACACAAATATTTAGGAACGGCAAGAAGTAATGGAACAAGCCGACTATCAAGAAATTATTAACGAGTATAAAGAACAAGTGCGTAATCTCAAGGAACAGATCCTTGAATTAGAAGACGCTTGTAAATTAAAAGACTCTTCTCTGAAGCGTACTCTACAAAAGTTAGAGAATGCTGCTGCAGATTTGGGTAAAGCTAATAAGGAACTTGATGGTCTTAAAGAAAAATACGAAAACAAAAAGCTGTAAGTGTAACAGCAAACAATGCAAAACTTGTAAGCGTCCTGTAAACTACCCTCATGTAGTTTATAATGATTCTAAAGTACATTGTTTAAAATGTTACCACAATTCTGGAGCTTCTCTACCAATGTTTAGAACATGAAAAAATTAATAGATAAAATAGAACGACTGTTATTATGGTTAATGGGGTGGAAATGAAAGTAAGTGAAAACACATCAGTAGCAATGCCTATCAAAAATATGATAGGAATAATTATAGCAATAGCTATGGGTATTTTTGCATACACCGAACTTACTGCCAGATTAGTATCGTTAGAAACTTCTCGTGAATTAATGCAAGCTGATTTACTTAAGGCTTCAGACCAGAAGCCCGTAGACCAGGAACAGCTGATGCTTCTGGAGGATCTTTACAAGACCACCGAGAAGATAGAAAAAAGAATTGAAGATATGATGCACAACAAAGTGAACATACAATTTTTACAAAAGCAAATGGAAAAAGCTTTGTTAGACATTGAAACATTAAAAGATAAGGTAAGAGCAAATGGATCGAAACACTAGAAAAGTATTACAATATATGTCTGATATGGAGAAACAAGCTCAGCAGATGAATTATATTAAACATCTTAAAAAAGAAGTTGAAATTAATGGTACAGGTACACATAAATATAGAATTAAATATGGGCCAAATAAAGGGAAGGTCGTAAGATGATTGCAGAAATTGTAGCTCTCCTAATGTTTGTAGGCCCTGATATCAAGGAGCATAGAATACAAGAGTCTATGTCAGTTTGTTTAAAACATAAGCGTGAAGCTAGTAGAACTATACAAAACGATATATCGTATAAATGTATAAGATCTAAAGCAGAATTAGATACCAATATAGATGGATCTCAATCTATTAGAGCATTAATTTTAGAGTAAAGTGAGAAAGCATCACTCTATCTTTGTGCTTACTATAATAATATTTGTAGCAATTATTATTGGTATTATTAAGTATTATGAAATTTTAAATAGAATAGAAAACTCACAGAACATGGAAGCTGGAGTAGAAATAAAAGAAAATTCTAGCGATATTATTGATAATCAACAAGCAATTAAAGTCTTGCAAATTCAACAAGAAATGTTAGAGATGAAGATAAAGGAACTTTCTAATATTGCAGAATGAAAAAAGACTTAGCTAAATTTATATTAAGCAAATCATTTAATAGGGGACTAACAATTGTTATGTCCTCTATTTTTGTTATTACACTATTGGTAAATATATGAGACCACCTTTTGAATATAGAATGGCAATACTCATTCTAGTTGGTGGTTGTGTACCCCCATTAATAACACAATTCTTAGCCTGGTCGTTAGATCTCTCTTGGCTAAGAGCTGCCGAATTAACTTTTATTGTATGTATTCCTTTAGCTATTTGGATGGCAGCTAAAATCAATGAGCGATGGCACGATGATAGGGAAGATTAAGGTTGAATAATAGTTGATCTTTTTGGTTCTTCTTTAGGTGCACCAAATACATTAAAACTAAATGATCTTCGTTCTCCCTTTGTTCTAAAGGGGTAAACCATATGATACATCCACCAAGGAAAGATATAATAATCTCCTACCTTGGGTCTAATTCTAACTGTATTAGTTGAGAATAAATGTACTTGTCCAAACTGCATTTCAATTCCACCAGCAGTAGGATAATGATCTTGGTCTTCTCTTTTCCACTCTTCTTCAATACCTTCAGGTAAAGATAAATAACCTACACACGACATATGACAATTCGTATGATAATGTAATGGATTAAAATCTCCTTCAAAAGATCTAACATACCAACCTGATTTAAAGATTATTTTTTGAAGTTCTGCAGCGTTATCAGGATGTGCTTGAATATAAGCAGTCATAAGTTTTTGAAAGTATGGTGCCCATTTCTCAAATACTTTAGGACTAATAATTAATTCTTGTTTAACATTACCGACTAGGTCATCAGAGAAATCATGTATTTTACTTTTCTCTGTGTTAGCAACAATGCCATCACAATCATTATTAAAATCTTCAATTAATTCTTTTGGTAATTTACAATGACCAATAGATGGCCCAAAAGGCCTGTATATTTTAAGTTCTTTATTTTCTTTATTTAAATCACTAAAGTGTCCCATAATCTCTTTCTATTATCATTTCAATAAAGTGAATAGCTTTAAGTAGATCTTCTTTGCCACCCTTTTTAGAGTGTCTACAAATATACTTAATAGCTGAACCTTCAGGAAATAATAAGTTATTTTCTATTACAAATTTACTAGGCTGAATAATAAATCCTTGGTAATGTGAACCTCCGATTTGTTTATCATAGCTAGATTTATGATGTTTTAAATCGTTTTCAAAATCAGTCATATTTTTTAGTTGTTACCATTTTTATTAAATGATGATCTTTCTTGTTTTTATACTCTATTTTATAGGTAGTCAAGGGCTTGAGTTTCTTCAACATTTTCTTATAAGACATAGCTTCTAATGTTTCAACATTTCCTTCTTTATCAGTTACTGTATATTTATATCGCATTAAAAGCTCAGTTTATACCTTTCGGATGGTTTGGATTGGGGTTTTTTATTGGTTAGAATTGCAGTTTGAATTTCTGTAATTTGATATTTAACAAGAGTTAAGAGCTTACGAACTTTACTAATAGCATATTCAGCTTCGTAACCAGCAAAATGAAATACTAATTTAAAGTCTTTACCTTGTGTATTCATCCACTCTATTGCTTCTCTTTTAGCATACAAAGGATCTCTACGATTACCTGCGTATGCAGCATCAGTAAATGCTTGAACAATAACAGCATACCATAACTTTTCTTCAGGTAATTTTTGTTCTGTTTGAGACGATGGTACTGTCTTTAGTTGATTCATCAGTTTTAGTTACTTCGTAAGTAGTTCGATTATGTAGCATAACTTCTCTTTCCCATTGAAAATTACTTAAATCTAAAGCCTGGAATATTTTACAAGCCTCATCATCATCTTTAGCTGACAAATGAATCTCAGCTTTTAATGGACTCCATACCCAGACTTTAAATTTATAAATCAATTACAATTCTCCTTATCGAGATCTATTGGCTTATCTTTATAAAACCAAAAATAAGATTTAACTTTTGTACCATCTTGTGTGTATGTACATTTTGGCCCTATAGAACAAGCACTCAATAAGAATAATGTAAATAATATTACTATATATCTCATATGTTATGTTTCCTCCTACTTGCTTCTAGAGTTCTAAAGAGATCTATAATAAGACCTTCTTTATCTCTTTTGTTTTCTAAAGTACTAGCTTTGACTTCTGTATTAAATAACTCATCTACAGCGTCTTTATAAATATCACTAGCATAGAAAGCCTGTTCTTTAGCAGATATACTTTTAGCTTCAGAATTATGTGTAATATGTAAAGCCTTTTTTCTTTTAAGTAATCTATCTAAATATTTAACATTAGCATTTGCAGTAGCACTCTCTTCGTCAGTCTTGGACAGATACGCTAATGCCTTTTCGAGTCTTTCTTCTGTTATCATTATATATTATTTCTCCTGTTTGTTTATATTTAGTATAAGATTCTCTAACTTTCCAATCTTTTCTCCAAGTAGTATATCCACATAGTTCAAGATATAATTTGAAAGTTTTATAATCCATTTCATTTAATCCATTCCCCACTACCTGTTTGACAATAATGAACCCATACTTGAGATCCACGATAATATATATTATCATCTGAATCTTTAGGTTTTAATATTTCTATCATTTTATCATTACAAGTTTGTGAAGTTAAAATAGTAACTGGTAATTTTGCTACTTCTCCGTTAGACAGATGAAGTATCATTAATATTGTTTTCATAATTTTCCTTTTAATTTAACTATGCAGGGAATTTCACCCTGCACAGTATCCGATGCGTCCTCTATTTTTTTTACAGAAAGGGAGGAAACAGCTAATAGCATCAGAATCTTTTAGAATGGTGCTTCATCACCATCATACTTAGCATCTAAAATCATTCTTACATATTTATCAATCTGATCAAAGTTTACTTCTTTGCCTGATTGTAAAGATGCTGCCAATAGATTACTCATAGTTAATCTATATTTCTCTTTCCATTGGCTAGATTTATCTACAGGTTTTGACATTGTAGGTGCTACTGTTGGAATTGGTACAGAAGTCGCAACTTCTCCATCTAGTAATTCTACTGATTGAGCAGTTTGATACCACTTACCACTTTTAGATTGTCTTGGAGGTGCAGCAGTAATCTTAAGTCTAGATCCTTTAGACCAGCCTTCAGCTCCTACAGCTTCTCCGTAAATAGTCATATCATTACCATCATCTTTGGTAACATAAATACTATATTTACCATTACCTTCTTTAGATGCGAATGCTTTTTTATGACTACATTCAAATGTTTCTACATTCATTATTTTATTACTCCTATTTAGTTGTTTAACAATTGATCCAAATCGTTGCATTCCGATTTATACCTTATTTCCACGCTTTGTTCCAAATGTTTCTTGCAAAACTTTCGGCTCCAGGTGAATATCTCCATCTCCAGTTGTCGAATGTCAAAGGATACATTCGGACAACATCTTCCTTAGTTTTAGCTATAGTTAGTATATGTTCTATAGTCTTAAATGCTTGAATAATGGTGTCTAAATGACCTACATGATCTCCTAGATCTGCAGTATGATTATCCCAAGCAGAAGCATATAATAATAAAGCATCTTTCTTAAACAACTCACGATAGAGAAATTGTTGTCTAAGATGATCAGGTTTTGGGTGATAATTATGATTAATTTTACCCTTTCTACCTGCTTTTCTATCAGCTGCAGTAGGAGCATATCTCCATACTTTAGCTGTTGCTTTAGTATCTACAATATAGTTTTCAAACTCAAAGTCTAATTTAGCAATAATTGGTATCTTAAGACCAGGATATTCATCCTTCCATTCTTTTTGATAACTAATTATTTTACCATATTGTCTTAACTCTTTTACAAACCTATTAGCAATTTCGCCAGACCATCCACATTCGTCATCTGTCTCATTACCTTGATGAGCATTTGTGTATTGTTGTTTTGCGAAATCTTTAATATAGTCTTCATCAGTGATTTGATTTTCTAATGCAGAATAGGCAGTCTCTTCCGAGGCATGACCCATCTTCATTCTAGCATTCTCTTCAGTCTCAAATCCATATAATTTATCTATGATCCACATTTGGGGACAGTCAATAAATGTATTACCTGCAGAGGCAGAATGATGTTCGATTACTTTCAACATAATTGTTTCCTTTCTATGATTATTAATATTCAAAAGTACTTAAGTTGTACTTATAACATTTCTCTTGATACCCTCAAGGGAAAAAAAGGGATAAGATCTAAAGATGAGTATAAAATATACAATCTTTCGGTCTTAATGTCCTGGCTGTTAAACCCGTCCAAAAGGTACGGGGTTAAAAGCCTTATTGCTCGTCATCATAATTGTTCACATATGAATCGAGTATATAGACTTAATAAATTGTATAATAACAATACATCCTTTAGAAATTTTGTTAATACTAATTTAATTGATTATGAGACATCTAGAAAAACCTGAGATTGGTTATATCGTAGTAGACAAGAAGAAGGTTAAAGTTAATATCCGTGAATCTCGTCTTTTCTATATGTTTAATCGTAATTTAATATCTCTTCCTGAATATGAAGCAGGATCTAGATATAGGCGTATGTGTGAATTTAGTGAAATGGGTGTAGGTGGTGGACTCACAGATGTTAGAGTTGATGGATCTAAACCTGATTTTCTTGCTTCACATCTAGGAGCTGTTCTTGAGCTAGTTGATATAGCTAAAGAAATTGGCCCTAGAAGTACTAAAATTATGAAGATGTTTTGTTGGCAAAATTTCAGTATAATTGAAATAGCAGCTAACATCAGAAGATCTGAAAGAAGAACATCTAATTATGTTCATGAAGGTCTACAAGCACTATGTATTTATTATGGGTACACAAAAGTTAGGAATACAATCAAGGGACAAGGAACAAAAGCTAAAAGACAAAAAATATCTTAAGTGGGTAGCTTCTAACCCTTGTATTTTATGTCAGTCTGTTCCAGTCCAGGCACATCATATTACTTATGCTCAGCATAGAGGCTTTGGGCAGAAGGTAGGAGACCAATGGACTATTCCCTTATGCTTCCTTCACCACGACTATTTACATAGATGTGGTATGTCGGAGCGTGATTTTTGGGGAAAAATGGAAATAGACCCACTAGATATAGCTACTACCTTCTATAAACATCATACAGAAATGTGGAAAAATCCTGATTTCTTCTATGATGACTCAATGCTTTGGGTAATGGTTTACAATAAACTTGTACCTAAGATTAAGAAACACATTGACTTTATCATGCAACCCAAATTATAGAATATATTATCCTCGCCAGAGGTATGAAAAAATTATGGTTAAAATTATAAAATTCCCAGCAGATAAGAAACTCAGATATTCTGAGAAATTCTTAAAGAAAGTTGACCCTAATAAAATAGGTGACTTTATTGTTAAAGAAAATCCTGAGCTTTCAGTAAGAGCTGCTGACGCTATGGCACTAGCTGTAATTTATTCTACATACCTACAATTAGTCTTTGACGAAGAAGGATCAAAAGTTCCTTTGGATGTTATGAATAAGTTTGAAGAAAACGATCACGATACATTCTGTTGGTGGAACAATGACCCAAAGACGCTACACTAAGAAAAAGAAAAAGCCTAATACAGACTTTCCTTACAAACCTATTAAAGACAAACTAACCTGGTATGATGCCCAGTCTAATACTGGCTGGATGTCTAAAGACGGTATGAATAAGTTGAAACCTGCGATCTCAAAAACCAAAGGTTGGATTTATGAAGAGACCGATGATTATATTAAAACATTCGGTACTTACTCTATAGATCCTGATACTAAAGAAATTGAATTTGGTGAAGTGCTTTGTATTCCTAAAAATTGGATCTAGACCTTATCGGATGGGTTAGTACAAATTTCCACCTTTCCCCTGCATTAGCAGATAAAGGATAAGATCTAGCGAACTAGGGACTCTCGCCCCTAGCTCTATCTTAACCATGTAGCTACTCGTTTAACAGTAGGTACTTTTTGAAAAAACACCTACCTTCACTTGTTCTTGTACAGTTAAGAATTTTTTTTCAAAGTGAGACTGAAAGAGGTGCTAGAAGGCAAACAACCCAGTTCTAATACACTTATCAGACCTCGTTTAAGGATAGTTAATCCCCCACTATGAATTTTGTGTAAGTGGATCTGTTACAGTTTCTTCAACTGTCTGACCACCTAATTCTATAATTCGTTTTTTTGTAGAATTTATTTCAGCTTTAACATGATCTTTTGCGTGTTCTAACACACTAACTAATTTTGGAAAATTCGTAGGATATATTCCATAAATAGTTAAATCATTTATTGCTGTCGCTACTCTTTGAAGTCCTCTTTGACGCTTTTCTAGTCTTAGTACTTCGCTGTCTGGTGTTATCGTCATTTGCATATCCTTCCTTTTCTTCACTTATTCTAATTAAAGAATCATTTATATATTCTAATTCTTTAATTTTTCTTTTCAGTTTATCTATCTCTAACTGCTTAGTAGCAACCATTGCTCTAAGACTTTTTTCGATGCTCATTTAATGCTCCTTCTAGTGTATGTTGCAAGTATTGTTCTCTTTGTTCATAATAGTGCAACCACTCTTGCATTTCTAATGAATGTTTATCTTCAAGAAAACCACACTTAATAGCATTAGCTAATACCGATTGAGATTCTTGACAATCTTCTAATGCTTGTTTCATCTTATTGATTTCTTCACTTGGTATCACAGTTATCATAGTATCACAGCTCCTAATATAAAACCAATAGTACACCATACTATTTCAGTTCTATAATGTAAATGCCATATATGAAATTTATCTACATATTTTTTCATATATACATTCCCCATTTTATATTAGTAAATAATACTCCAGGTGCATTACCTTCTTCATCAATAGAAGGTATTAATACCTGTCCATCATGTAGATGTAATGCTAATACATCTGGGTATTCTTCTTTACTCCAATAATATGTTCGAGGTTGAAAAGTTACTTTAGTAATTAACTTGTTAGTTAAGTTCTTAATAGCAAACTCTTTTCTCTCGTCCATTAAACAGATAGCTTTTTTTTTCATATTTCTCCGTTCTCTCTAAGTTTACTTACAGATTTATCTATTACTTCTTTCATCTTATCGTTTTCTCTTAATAACTGATTATTAAGCACTCTAAGATCACCATTGGTAACTTTATGAGAATCATTAATATTCATTAGATCTATGATCCTTCGATCTTTATCTGTAATTTCTATACTATAATTCTCATGTAAAATAGTTATCTCTTTTTTAAGATACTCTATTTCTTTTTGCAGATCATCTATTTGTCTTGTAAGATCTAGATGACCTCTATCGTCTGTCATGCAGCCTCCTCTTCAACTTT